CGTTTGCTTCTTCGTCGGGCACAACGGCCAAAAGCTCGTCGTGCACCGTCCCCACCACGGGGTATCTCTTTGACACCCGTAGCATACTATCTGTCATCACAATCCGCGCAACCGCCTGCGTCACATTGTTGGTCACCTTGCCAGCGTACAGTTTGGTGTCGTCCTCGCCGTACACCCACTGCTGCCGACCCGTCTCGTCCTTCTTGCGCCGCAGCTTGGGATAAAGCAGACTCATGCCGTTGGGCAACTCAATCTGCTCCTTGCGGAAAGTCAAACACTTGTAGGTGTATTCCTTGCCGCCGTACAGGGAGGTCTCGATAAGACCGCTGCACATGTCCCAGAACCCGGTCACCGGCTCCGCTGTGGCGCGGTAGACGTCGATGATTTTCTTCGCTACGACACAGTGTATAAGCAACTCGCCTTCACTGCAAGTGTGGGGAATCTCCGCCATCTTGGTCAGGTTCTCCTCCCAGTCCACAAAGCGCTGGACGTACTGTTGTGTCACTCCAAGCTGCCTTGCGTCAGCCTTGGTATAGCGCAGAGGCGGAGCCCCAAGGAAACCCACCAGAAGCTGCGCTGCGAACGATGCCCAACCCAACCCATACCCTGCCCCCAGCAACGCGCTCTTGGCCGACTGGCGGTGGATAGGGTGGCTGTCCTTGGTCATGCCGGGGATGCCGAACATCTGCGCACCAAAGGCAGCATACGGGTCGCCCCCGGCTCGGAAAATGCCCAGCATCTCAACGTAGTCCGACAGCCACGCCAACACACGCGGCTCAATCTGGGACAGGTCACCCACCACAATCTGATGGTCTTCGGGGGCCATGATTGCCTTGCGCAGGAACGACCCGCGCTTTAGGTTCTGCATGTTAATGGCGCTCCCCTTGGATGCCGTCCACCGCCCCGACAGTGCCCCGTAGTAGCTCAAAGGTACAGGCAGCGTTCCGCGCACGGCAATATCAAGAAACCGCTGCGCACGGGTGCGCTCGGTCGTGGACTTCACCTTCAGCCTTGCTTCGCACAACAGCCGCACATCATCATTGCTCCCGTTGAGCAGGGCTTGAAACATGGCGTCGTTCTTTGCCAGCGCATAAGTTTGCTTGCCGGTGGTCTTGCTCTTTTTCATGGGCGGTGGCACATGCAGGGACTCCAGCAACTGCGCAAACTGCGGGTTGGATGCCAGCGCTGACTCATCGACGTTGAGCTTGGTCAGCAATGCTTCGCGGTTGGTGCGCTCTTCAATAAGCTCCTCGGCCAGCATGGTCTGGTCAAGCACGAGCATTGGCCTCGTGTACATCTTGAGCGTCATGTCGATAAGGCGTAGTTCCGATGTAGGGTAGCCCTGTACGAGTCTCTCGAATATCTTTTCGCAGAGATATACGTCGTGCTCACAATACTCTGAAAGTTCTCTTTCTGTCGCAGCGTTAATGACGGCCAGTCCATCCGTCGAATGTACGGCTCTCCCTTTAGGGGGAAGACCAAAATCGCTTGCCAGTTTTGCGAGGGAATTGCCAACTTCCACGCCGCGTAAAGCTCTTGCCATTGATAGGGTGTCGAAGATGAACGCGGGCTGGATGCCGTATCGCCATGAGAGTATGGACACGTCAAATTGGGCGTTATGTGCCAAGACGGCGGTTCGTCCCCAGTCGAATTGATGTATGAGGTAATGAAGCTCATTTCCTCTAACCCATCGAGTAACGCGGTTGCTTCCAAATACATGGAGTCCCATTCCGAATGCGGTAAAGCGCGGGTCACGTATGTACTCCTCAGTGGTCATCTTGGACAGCGTGTACTCCTTGCTGTCCCAGCGTGTTTCGAAGTCGATGGTCAGTATCTGGTCGAAGGGGGCACTCAATTCATCATCTCCCGTGGGGGTGCGTCGGCCATGATGCTTTCATACATCTGCTCCTGCGCAAACGCCACCATGCCCATTGCTTCGGCAGTATTTGCGTTGATTGCGCCAAGCGCTACGGTATTTTCAGTCTCAATAATCAAAACCGCTTTGCACCCATCTTCTCCCGCCATGCAGCGGGACAGGATGTCCACGTACTTGGCAAGCATCATCCGTCTTTCCTGCGGCAATGTGTCCACTCTGTCACTCACCTGCTTCCCCCACTCTGTCATTTCTTGTTCATGCATTTGATGGTTTCCTTCAGTTGGTCTAAGTTCAATTCATTCACTACCATTGATACTCCTCCGGCAGCTTTGATTTTTTCTAGGTGCGCGTCTTGTAGCGCGGTTGTTTTCCCCTTACCTGCTTTGGCTTCCACGGCAAGGAAGCGCCCATTCACACACGCAAGGAAGTCAGGGACTCCCGCGTTACCGTACCCGGAACCAATCGGCATAGCGTAGTACACGCCGCCGTCTTGCAGTATCACTTTGATTTTGTTTTTCACTAACTTTTCTGGTGTTGCTGCCATGTGTGTTCCTTAAAAATAGGTGAGGGGGAAAAGTAGTTTCAGCGCCCCCTCGGTTCGCTGTATCGGGCGGTGGTTCGGAGTAATCTCCAAATAGACGGGGCCAAACCACCACCAAAACCTGTTTGCAACTACTAGGCTTGCAGGCTTTGGCCTATGAACCCCGTCTACGTATCCTGTACTTCGTTCAGCTTTTGCAAATAGTGGAAGGCTTTGGCTGCATCATCACTGCCTTTCTTGCGCCCTTGGCGCATGCTGTACTTGATGATGTTGCCTTTCAAAAAGCCAACGAACTCGCTGTATGTCAGCACGTTCTCCATCACAGTCCACGGCTGCACTGGCATGTCTTTGTAGTGGGTTCCGCCCACTTGGAGGTTATCTGCGCTCATATTTTCTTACTCGCTTTCTTTGGTGTTGATGGGATACGGTCAAACGTGCCCGGCACAGGATGCCAAGCGCTGGTGGGGCCAAGGTACTTCACTGCCGACGGTTCGTCGGGCTTGAGCCACTTGTGCACAATGCCTTCAACTACCGGTATGGAGATGCGCCGGACTTCAGGTATGTACCCAACAAGGTTGCCTTCTGAGTCCTGCTCAAACATAACGGTTGGGTTCTCGCAGCGCTGGGCCTTGAGCATCAGCGCTTTGTGTTTGGGATTGCAATCCGCGCAGTACCCGGCATTACCCAGCCCCGTCATGCGGGCGTTGTTCTTCCACTCATCAAAACGTGCTTGGCTGTCAAAACACTTCGGGTATGGCGGCTTTTCTTCAATCACGTTGCTTCTCTTTCATGTGGCGCAGGGAGCTGTACATCAAGCGTGCGGAAATGATGGCGTCCATTGTCTTGGTTAGTGCCAAGTCCAGATTGCTCTCCAGTACAGCGTTGTGTGCATCTCGTAGTGCCTTCTCCGCGTCCATGCACGGCTTGGCGTAGTCAATGATTACTTCAGTTTGCATCTTGCTCCTTTATTTCCACTTTTTCACTTGCCCCAATGTGGTACACGTTGCCGTCTTCGTCTGTGCACAAACTGTACATCCCGTCGATGTGATGGAACTTCAACTCCAACCCATTACTTAGCACAATCATGCTATTTCTTGGCACGTCATACAGCTTCATCGTTCTTCTCCTTCAGTTTATCTTTGAGCGCTGCGTTCTCACGCAGCAAGTCGCCAATCACTTTCATGTGGTCTGTGCGTCTTGACTCCAGCACCGTTATTACGCGTTGCACCTCGAACTTCAACGTGTCCAGTTTATCCGCCAAAACTTTGGCTTGATACCACGCATAGTCATCGTTAATGCCTTCCGTGGGCGCGTCTAATTTGTCCCAGTTTTGTACCGTAATGGGGTGTTGTAGTGGGTCGATGTTCATGTGTTCTGCTCCTTCAACTTAGCATTTATCAGGCGTGTAAAGATTCGAGTGAACTCCCTGCTGCCGTGACCAATCATGTGCCTCTGCGTTTCAACAAACAGGTCATCGGCATCGGCATCAGTGAGGTCTACCCATTCGCGTTTTGGTGGGGTGGTTGCGTTTTGGACTGCCTCAACAAGCCACGATGGTGTGGCGTAGTCTGCTTGTTTTCCATTGGCGACAAGATAAGCAGACCATCTTCCAATGCATTCCCATAAATTCACCACAGAATCCTGCGCTGGCTCCTGCAATTTATCCGCAGCCATTGCTCTCTTAGCGGGGAAGCCCCCGCCTTGTCTGCGCTCGATGTCCTCGAACGCTTCGTCTTCAGGTGTTTTCATAACATCCCATCCTTTGCTTTAATACAAGTGCTTTGAAGCAGGGTGACCATCTGCCCTTTCTTAAGCGACATCTCTTGCAGCCGTTTCTTTTGTTCGTCCACCGCTGCACGGCACTCGGCTTCGCGGACGTGGTGCGTACCCTGCATGAAGTTGCACTGGTTGCCGATGCAAGCAAACAGCACGGGGATATAGATTACTGAGACCATGAAAGTATCCCCACAATAGCCGCTGCCATCACAGCCACATACACAATGAAGAAGAACAGGGCGACCAGCGTCTTCATCAGGTCAAAGA